TTTACCTTTGTCAAACCGAGGTTCTCTCTGGCTTGGTTCATCTTCTTGCCAAATGATGCTAGGTAAAGTTTGTAGAGAGACGGCGCTTCGTCACCGATGTTTTGAAAGTTTCTTTCGTCCGCCATAAACAAGCGGAGCAACTCCAACTCGATTAGGGGAGTTGTTTCGTACTTAGTTCGGAATCCTCTGAGTGCGCCCGCAAGTTTGCCGACGTTGACCGTCCCTGGGAGAAGAGGATATCTGCGCCCGACTTGGTAACTAAACTCAGCAGCAACGTCCATAGCCGTCCATTCATGCTGAGGCCTCTTTCCACGAGTCTTGGGGTCAGTCTTTCGAATCTTTACTGCTGGAGCATCCCGCTCTTCTACAAGGCCGAAGCCTGCTAAGTCGTCTCCGTCGTCAGTATACTTTTTCATAGGGACTCGTATCTCCTTAGTGAAAACACTTGTGTTTTCAGATTCTTTTAATTTATTACTATCTTGGCTATTAGGTACTAATGGCTTATTAGTAGTATGGCTACGTGACTTATAGTCATGTGAGGTGCGGTAATTTTCAGTGCGGTAATTCTCGGCACCAGTGCGGTAATTTTCTGCAAGTTCATACCAGTCCATACCCTTGAATCCGTTAGCCCTCTTACTAGGTGTCCGCTTTATGAAGCCAGCGGCTTCTAGGGCTTTGAGGGCAGTTCTGACAGTTCGGTCTGATGTTTTGCCAGTCTGTATACCAAGTTCGGCTACGGAGGTCTTAAAACGGCCTTCAGAGCCCGCTAAGCGGCATATTGTGGCCAGTAGTCGGAACTGGTAATCGGTTATGTCGGCGTTAAACGCCTCTGCAGGGATTCTCATAGGTCGTCATCATCAAAGGGCGAAATATCCTTCTGCCCCTCTTCTTCGGCCATCCTGTCCATGATCGTGGAGGATAGTACATCCAAGACGGCGCTAGTGACATAGGCGGCAAGGTTCTCAACAAAGACATCCAGACTCTGCATCATCAGGTCGTAGATGACGTCCGTGTCGTCGTCCTTGTCGTAATCGATCTCAATGACATCTAAGCCGTCGGTGATGTCCCACATCTCAAGTCCAAAGTCTTCAAGAGAGTGCAGGGTTAGGTGGCACTCCTTCGTGTCTTCCCAGACCATGCCCATGACATCTTCGGTAGTTACTGTACGTAGTACTTCCTTTAATGGATCAATGCAGTACGTGATGTTCTCTGAAGAGACTACTTCAGAGATGGCTGCAGTTTCTGAGAAAAATAAATGAAACGGGTTATTACTTTCCATTACGGCTTTTAATGCGCTCTTTATAAATGGGCCGTATTCCTCAACAGGTATAAGTACTTCAGAAGTTGGATGTAACTCTAATAGTTCTTTTACCCCAGCATAAACATTCACGTTCTCGTTAAAACTTAAGATTATGATCCGTTTCATTTTTGCCCCTAAAGTCTTGGTAGTCGTGTTCCGTTGTTTATTACAACTGGCTTGTTTAAGTACTTACTAACTATAAGGGAGACGAAGGTAGTCGCTGGTATTGACACAACCATCTGTAAGTCAATGTCGTATAGAGCAAACATCCCACCAAAACTTAATGGCAGAGCAAGATATTGGTTTAGTAGGGTCTTTCCAAACAACCCTGTGGTTATTAGATCTAAGAACTCGATTACGTATGTAACTGCAAGTCCTGTGAGTATTACGGATATCAGTAGGTCAGTCATGGCCGTGATCCTACACCGTCAGGTTAGTTGATTCCACCCCTGCATAAGATCGGATAATCCAGAAAGAGTTCATAGGTACCCAGTCAGTCATGGTCTTACCTAGGCGAGAGATCTTTGAAAGTTTATTTGGGTATAGGTGGCTATGTGAATCGTCTGCAGTCCCTTCCCAGATAGCGCCAAATTCAGAAGGAAGATTTCCATCAAAGTAATCTGATGCTTTTATTCCTTTTTCAAATTGAATACAGTCAAAGTAGACTGCTCCAGAAGTTCCTTCCAATACAAGTTCGTAGGTAACTGTGCTGGAATCAAGGGCGTCCGTTAAATACGTGACACTAAACTGTGCCCAGTTAGTAGTTGCATTTATGGTAGACAGACTTTCAGTTACTACGATGTCACCGTCACCGTTTCTTCCTACAAATTTCACGGTTACATTTGCATTAGACTTTATCAATCCAGAAGCCGTGTAGTAAGTACCTTGATCTATAGGGATAGTGTTTGAGGTATATGACCAAGCACCAGTTGCGGTTATCTTTGCGCTACTTGTTCCAGAGTATGATAGTTCTGATACGTCAGAATTTTTTGCAGCAGTTGCAAGACCGCTCAATGTCCATCCATCTGTAACGTTGACCTCAAACGATGGGTTGTGTATGTAGTTTGTCTTTACTGGATTTAAGAACACATTTATAGCACGGGCTTCGTTATAAGTTTCATAAGTTCCAGCATGCACATCTATTTGATCTAAGTAATACACACCTGCAGAATAGAAGTTAAATTTTAAAGAGGCATAGACGGCATCTGCTGGAGATGTGGCGGATGTCCATTGAGTCTTCCAAGTATTGTTAGCAGAAACATTTGAGCCACTGTAATCTCCAAGAGATTGACCGTCTTTGTCGTACCAAGTAATGGTTACTTTGACATTGCCAGCACTTGTTGGTGATTTAACTTTAAATCCAATTTTATAAGCAGTAGCGCTGTTGACTGGTATTCCCCTGGTTATTGGGGCGCTATTTCCCAAAGAAATGTACGCAGAGCCAGACGCTGCAGTTACTTTTCCAGTAAAGACATCGTCTATAACTGTGCTTGTATCAACAGGAACCTGCTCGTTACTAGCCGTTAAAGTTGCAGCACTTGTTGTCCAGTTGCCAATGCCGTTATAAAAAGTTGAGTCCTGTACAGAAAGCAATAGGTTTCCTGACACAGTGATTGTGGGATTAAAGTTTGTTAGTGACTCTATGTAGGTTCCCAAAGAAAGTTCTGTACCTTTTCGGCTGTACATGTACTGAGCCTCACGAACAAGCCGCTTCTGGTTTTTGATTGGAAGGGCTGGCTCTGGTGTTAACCCAAAGTTAGATCTGTAAGCCGCAATTAATTGGAACGGGGTCTCTAATCCTGTATGAGTTGGTCGTAAAAGATCAAGATAAGACATGGCTTCTTCTTGAGCAAACATGAGCCCATCAATAAATCTGTAAAGATCTGAAGAAGTGTCCACAGCACCTAGTGGGCTTTGTTCAGCAGTCGTATACACACGAGGCAAGGTGTTCATAAATTGATTGTGAGTATCGTGGTCAGAAGGAATGATTGTAGTTACTGACCCAGCAGTTCTCCAAACCTTTTGATCGGTAAAGATAAAGAACCTGTAGTAAGCCTGACGACCTGTTACGAAGGGAATACTTTCAGGGTTGTCTTCCCCATCAATAACATAAGATCGAGAAATGTTACCTTCTGTAGCAAACTCGTCAAAAATAATTACGCCGTCTTCGGCAGTCTCTGGAAACCCTGCCTGATTACGAACTAGACGTACACGAGAGAATGTTCCTCTAGGTGTCTGCCATGTTATAAACACTCTACTAAAATCTAGAACCAGTACAGACATTGGTTCTACTGAGTAAACTAATTTTGCTAGTGCGCCGTATTTAGTAGCGCCGTAGTAATTGACTCCGTATTTTGCCACGGCTTATCCTAACAGCCAGCGAGTAGGAATGAACTGATTGTCTCTCCACCTTGAGCAACTGTTGCCCAGGATGCGGTTGAGCCATCGGTAGTTAAATACTTTCCATCCTGTCCCGATTGAGATGGAAGAAAGTCTCCAGTTGCCCAAGATGCTGCGTAGTTATCGTTTGATGATTTAACAAGAACTTGACCAGTAGTTCCGCCTGTTGGAAGTTTGGCTGCGTAAGCGGTATTCAAACCATATTCAATATTGGCAATACGATCTTTTAGGGTGTTCCAGGCAGTGGTCACTTGATCAAAAGATCCGACCCATCCAGAACCTGTTTTGATGTAGGTGCCTAGGTTTGCTTGCAATGAGTTGACTTCGTCTTGAAGATCGTTTACGTGTGCGGCAAGGACAGTGTCAGTAAAGTCAACCTTTGTTGTAAAGGACTTTACCGCTGCTGGGTATGATGCTGTCACTGTATTCCTCTCGGACCTGTCGGTCTATTTTCTCGTCTTTGCCCCCTATTTACTGGCTGAACTACTTAACCATTACTTCCATGGGTATGGCTTGGGGATGTTCTAGTTCCCAAAGTGCTGTGAAGGGTAGTTAACTGAGACTCCAACGAAGCAATCCTTGTTTCATATGCCTTTAGTTTGTTTGCCATAAGCATTAACGTGTCTGTTAAATCAACCTCAGTTGTTCCGTCATTCATCTTGTTGGTCTTTAAGTACGGAGTTAATCCTGTTAAAGATGCCGAGTCAGCCAATGGCTTGATAAACATCTTTTTATTTTTTCCTTGGTTCTTTCCAAAAGAACCATTCCATACAGGATAGTCAGGATCGCCACCGATGAATGTAACCCAAACTCCTTGACCGATACCAGGAACATCAGTGCTGACACTGGATGGTTCCATAGGCCAAGCCCACTCGGTGGTCTCATTCCCTGTGGTTTGAGGTACAGAAAGTTTTAGGCGTCGTTGTTTTTGAGGATCGTTGTTGTTTTTAACAACACCTCTATAAACTCCGTAGTAACGTTTTACTGAGTCCACTAGATCTCGCTAAGGCTCAAGTTCGCTTCTGTAAAGCGATAAATCTCTCCTGCTGCTCCAGTTAGGGTGTTGAGTCCGCTTCCACCAAGTTCTGCAAGAGCAAGAACTTTTGCAGTCTTTACACCAGGAGCCTGTTGCACAACGAACTCAATGTCTTGTGGATAGATGGTGTCTTGGAAGTTTACGCCTGTATAACCAAAGCCAGTAAGTAGTGCTGTCTTTATATTTGCTTCTACTTCAGCAGTTGTGTACTGATCTAAAACTGCGTACTGAAGATTTACAACTACGTCTACATAGGTAGGAGGCTGTACAGTTACAGTTGTTCCAATAAGGAGTTTGTCTGCTAGTGATGCCTCAACATCTGCCTTAAGTCTTAAGTACTCAGCACTTGGGTCACCTAGATCATCAAGACCAGGTTGAGCGTCTGTGTCTAACGCAGTTCTACTTGGAGAGATATACAGAGTTACAGAAGTCCAAATTGCTGCAGTTGCGTTTGCTTTACCAACACCACTTACAGAAAGTGCAATATCTGCAAAGTCTTTTAGAGATACCGCTCTATTTCCAGAACGAATAGATGAAGGTGCTGCAATTCTAATCTGGTCATTACTTTCAGGATTTGATCCGCCAATACCTGTTCCTTCATTAATGACGGTTACATTTCCTTGCAGAGCAGTTAGTTCTGCTTCAGATAATCCAGATATGTAATAGATGTTGTTGATAGTACTAGCAGAAACGTTACCTATAGATCCACCGCCAACGGTGTACAGGGCACGAATCTCTGAGTAGGCTGTAGGTATTGCTCCAGATACGCCATCACCAAAGTTAATAGTGACAGTGTCATTTTCATTTAAGAATGTGGTGTATACAGTGTCTGATGGGCCGTAGTCAACAAGGTGCTGTACTTGTGTCCATTTTGAATAGACATCTCCATCTTGAATATAGATAGTTATGGAACCGTCAACTACTGGTGTCTCACCTAGTTCAAATGCCATATCAGGTGAACCGTCTGAGGTGCCGATTAGTTCTCCGTACGCATTTGCTCCATCAACAAACAGAGAAACCAAACGTCCTTCAGAGGCACTGACTGTTGCTGTTCCAGGAACATCGTCTACGGCAGCATCGACTGTAATTTCGGCGTTAGTAGTAAAGTAAAGTGTATCTACAACATCTCCAGTAACGACATCTCCACTTAATACTGATCCTTCTGGAATAGTCACATCTGTATTTGAAGAGTTACTAAAGGTGACGTCTACAGTTGCTTGACGATAACCTGCAGGAATGTATCCATAGGTTTGAGCAATGTTAAGGATGCTCTGACGTTGTACGGCAGTCTTTAGGAATGCTTCATTAGCAGTACGGTCAATATAGTACGAGACAATGTCCCCCAGGTATGCAAAGGCCTCTACAAGAGCGACACCAAAGTCAGATGGGTCTGAGGCTGTCCACTCTGGGATACGGTCTTGAATACGGGCGATCAGTTCTTCTCTAAGAGAATAGTAGTCACGACCTGTGTAGTCTACGGAAATTGGGATATTGGAGACTGGGGTTACGCTCATAGCAACTCCTGATAGATTGGGTTAGCACCATCAACAAGGACCAATCCAACGACGGTGCTTACTACTTCGTTGTTTGGTAATCCATAAATTGCTTCTACTGTCAATACATTTGTGTACTGGTCTACAGTCACATTAACTTTTTGAAGACTTAAAAGACTCAACTGCTGAGAGAAAGCCTTACTGACTTCTGCCTCTACTTGAGATACGGCGCCAGTCTCAGTGTTGAATAGGGCATACGGTATTAGAGTCCCAAAGGTTGGGCGCAATAAACGCTCACGAAGAGTAGTTCCTAGCACTGAACGAACTCTGTCTGCCCAGATCTTTGACTGCTCTGTAGTAGAAGATATCTTCCCGTAAGCGTCTACAGAGAAGGGTAAGGAGATTGCATACTCAGCCATTACTTGCCTCTCCATCTTCTTGGGGCTACCTTATACCCAGCCGCAGTTTGATTAACTAATGTAGTTGTAGCACTCAGTGTAGTAGAAGTTGGTTTTCTTTTGTTGTTGGTAGACATCTCTTGAACTACATTTCTTGCGGGAACTGATCCTGCAGCAGATGGTCTAGTTGAACTTGATTTATTTGGTCCAACACCATCAGCAAGACAGGTGAATTCAACCATGTATCTTCCATCTCCATGTATAACATGTTCGGCTTTCTTGACTACCCAATAGCCATCTGTAACTTCTCCAGTTCCCTGTACTTCTAAGGTTTTCCATGGAGCAATTCTTGGGTCTCCTTGAGCAACGGCATTTGCTGGAATAGTGAGGCGGCCTAGTTGCGCTCTGGACTCTGATAAAGACTTTGCCATAGAGTTACTAGCAACTACGGTGTTCGTCTCTATAGTAGAGAACAAAGGATCTTTTGTATTCTTTCTGATGTTCTTTCCAACCTTATTAGACGAAGATTTAAATAAGAATGACTTTCCAGTAATAGGATCAATTCCAGAAACAGTATTTGTGCTTCTTGAGAAGTCTGCAAACTCTATATGGTCTCCAATTATCGGCTCAAAAAATGTAAGGGTTGGTACGTTAATATTGCTTTCAGGATTTTGAAGTGGATCTTGAAAAGACATGATTGGAATAGTAGTCATGAACTGATCTATCATCTTGTCTATAGGATGAAAATGAAGTTCAGTACCTATTACCTGTACTCCATAACCAATCTTCTTGGCTAATTCATTTAACTTTTCCCAGTAGGAATGGCCAGCCAAGGACTGCTGTGTGAATCTAATTGGGCTTGGAGTAACAAACGGTTTAAGTTTAAATTGTTTTGCAATCTCAGTAACGATTTCTGTAGCAGTTTTATTTTGCCATATCTTTGATGTGCGTTCCTTTAGTGGGTAAGATGCTCCAACACAGGTTACTTTTACATCACGATTTAATTGTTGAGCGGTAGTGTAAGAGACGTCTACTGTGTACCCCGTGAAAGTTCCTGATACTTTGTCATTTCGCCAGTTGATTTGTACTGGTACACCTGTCTTTATTCCTTTAAAAAACACACTACTAAATGTGGAGTAGTAGATCTCTACAATGTCATGTTTACCCATTTCTTGATGAATCACAATACTTCGAGCAGGCTTAGTCAACCCAGGAAAATCTAAATAAGAGATTTTGAATGAGTTACTAAATCTGTTTTGTCGTAATGGATCAAGCACTTGGCACTCGCAACTGTGTGCCTGGAGCAATACTGAATGGGTTTAAGATTTCTGGGTTTATATCTAGGATCTCCCACCACGAGGCTGGATTACCAAGATACTTGTTAGCCAAGTTATCTAGGCGGTCTCCTGCAACCCACTCGTAGATAAAGAAGGACTGCACATAAGAAGACCACTCTCTTGTAACAACAAGTTCGTACTGTTCTTTTTTAGCATTCCAAGTCTTTAGAAGAGTTCCTTCTGCGTATCTGCTGTCTAAATAAATCATTAGTTATCGACCTTTACATATGGGAATCGAGCACAGGTTAGGTTTACATAAGACAAGATAGGAACCATTCGTTCATCAAACATAGCGTGGTTAACTTCCACATTTGTTACACGAACTAAGTAACGCATACGATTTCCTAAATGAAGTTCTACAGCAAAGCCTTGAAGCCAACCTTGATCTGCCGTGTCACCCTTAAATCCAGAATAAGTTGTTGAGTTTAATCCTGTAAGAGTTCTGAACAAGTATTCCATGTCATACATAGTTCCCTTTTCATAGAGTTCTGCAAACTCTTGGTCTAAAGGTTTAGTATGAGCAAATGTTGGATATGGGTTTGTTACTCCTGCTTTTAACCCATTAGAATCTAAATACTTTATATCTAGAGTTCTATTTAGTAGTAAAGAAAAACTAATGGTGCTGTTCTGTAGTGCAGCAGAAGGTGCTGTTCCTGGGTCTAAGCCAGCAGCAATTCCTTCCCAGTTCTGTCCTTCTGCTACGCCCCAAGTCATCGATACTTCTTTAGGATTGTAGAGAAATTTAAATCCATAAAGATTTCCATCATAAGATTTATTATTGTATTTAGAAGAGTTTGCAATACTGAAAGCGCTGTTTACATCCATCTGAATTACACCTTTAGAACTGGTGTTTCCTGTCCAAGCATCCAAGCCTTGCACATAGTTTGAGGAGTCTGAAATAGAAAGATTAGAGGTACGTTGCTGTGGGCTAGGGTTGTCTGAGTTTGTTCCGCCATTTAAATACGCAGTCTTAATCATAGGGGCGTTGTAGTAGTAAGTTATAGGACTTGGAACTTTTGATCCACTGGCAGCAGAGTCAACTCCAGCAACCGTCTTAGAATTAGCGCCAGAAGATTTAGATGTTGCTTTTGTGGTTGTCTTATTAACTTTTGCCTTATCTAAAACTTTTTTATCTTTTGTTTGTTGTGGTGGTGTTAGATCTTTTTCCAAAGCAATACGTGTGTTATAAGAATTCTTATATGCGTTGGTGTATGCAGTAACTTCTGTCTTTTGCTGTGCTGCAAGACTTCCCAAATAGTTTACTGCAGTCTGTTCTGATGGAGTAATGGTTGCTCCTCCGTCAGATCCTGGAAGAATTACCGCAGCCTTTAGATCTCTGTAGGCTTTATCTTTTGTTGCATAGTCTTTTTCAGCCTGAAGTTTGAAAGCCTTATTACGTGCTTCATCAGTCTTAAGCCACTCTAATTCTTTAAGTTTCTTTGCTTTATCTGCCGCTTCTTTCTTCTTTGCGGCAGCCTCAAGAGCAGCGTTAGTCTGTTTCTGTAGTTGTACTTGATAAGGATCTGGGCGTTGGTATTGGTTAGGGGTAGCCATTATTTATTTCCCATCGCTGCTAGTGCTTTGTCCTTCATCAGGATATCTTTAATTCTCTTTGCAAATGCTACGGCTTCTGCTTCAGATGCCTTGTCAATCTTTAAGTTGATGTTTACTGTCTGTCCACCAGTAGAACCACCAGCACCTAATTGATTTTGATATTTGCCACTTGTGTAGGTTGTCCATGGCTGGAAGTTTGTTCCACCTTTAGACATGTCATAAGCAATCTTTGAATTGATTGCAGGATCGTAAAGACTTTGAGGACCTTTGTATCCAATGCTTCCGTACTTCTTTAAGTACGCAGCATTTCTTTTTGTTCCCATGTTTGGATTACGTGGGTCGTTATTCTCCATATTGATTTGAAAAATACCGTAAGACTCATCCATACCTTTAGGATTAAATGCGTTTGCTCTTCCACCTGATTCGGCTTTGGCAATTCCATATGCAGTAACAAGAGACTGCCCAGTAAATCCAGCCGAAGTAAGGGTTTGTACTAATTGAGGATCTGCATTTGCAGGAAGACTGAAGTTACCTTGACCAAGACCACTTGCTTGCCCACCTGCGGCTAATGCCGAAGATGCTGTAGAGGTCATAGCCTTTAATGCTTTTGTGCCTATCCATCCAAGTGCAGAAAGTCCACCAGCGACAATCGCTCCAGGAACTCCTCCAAATATTCCACCAACTGCAGCGCTGGTTCCTACAGTAGAGAGAAGACCTTGACCTGTCGCTGCTGAGAGAGCACCGCCAAGAAGAGGCACTGCCTTTCCTGCTGCACCTAGAGCAATTTTTCCTGCGCTACTTTTAACTACGGTCTCTCCTGCTTTTTCTGCAGCAGAAGCGGCCATCTTTTTAAACATAGATCGAACTGCAACTCCAGTACCAAATGTTCCAATAGCACCTGCTGCCCCAGCAAGTGCGCCAGTAATAGCGTTGCCAGTCTTTGATTGACCTAATGCATCTAGTGATCCCTTTAGGTTATAAAACTTGTCTGGCAATCCTTCTAAAGATGAATTGAGAGAAACAAGAGCGGCAGTTGTAGTCGCATAGCCTTGAAGCATAGGGTCTGTTGCACGGTTGGCAAGAGACATGTCTGAAGTAACCTGAGCGTAAGTAGTAGAAGTATTTGGGTTGTCTGCACCTGACTGTGTAAGGAGATTCCCATTTCCACCAAGAGCAATATCTTGGATCATTGGTCGCAATATTAATTGTTGTTGTTGATTAGTGGTGTCGTTTAAGAACCTATTCAAAGCACCTTCACGATTTGAAAACTGGAATTGTTCAGCAGTAATCTTTTTTCCACGAAAAACCCTGTTATAAATTTGTTGTGCAATCTCTTGCATTGGACGGACTTTTCCAGTCTTAACATCCAAAGTGCTGATTCCATATTGATAGAGACTTCCGCTCATCTCCCCTGTATGCATGCTGCCGATTGCTTGAGCAGCAGTAGCATTAGGTATAGCAAGACCAAGGGCTGCACCACGAACTTCTTGCTGTGACTGTGCAAGGTTTGCGCCCATCATGCCAAAACTATTGGCAAGAATATTTGTTGCGGCTACATCTTCATTTGGCCCTGTGATACCGCCACGCATGTTTGCCATAGTTGAGGCAGTAAGTTGAGCACGTGATACTCCAGGCAACATTGTGGTGGCTTGGAAGAAGCCAGTAGCACGAGGAACAACTGTAGATAAACCAGGGAGTGAAGCGTAGGCGCCTCCTAATACTCCTAGGCCAAGTTGTGCACCAGCAACAGCAGCAGAGCCACCCTTGCTGTATGCCCATGGCATGACATTGCCACCGCCCATAGCGGCAGATGTTGCAGCACCAAATTGAGCATTAGCAACACCCAACCCCATACCAGTACCTTGTCCAGTACTGGAAGAAAGAACTCCTGAAACAGTTTTAAATGCGTTTCCAGCAAGACCAGTGATACGTTTTAATCCAGCCTCTAACAGGCTGATATTTTTATTGGTCTTCTCTAGTTGTGCATTGACACCAGTGAGTTCACTAATGGGGTCTTTGTTAGCCAAAATTGAAACTCCTTTCGTGTCGCATATTGGCCACTGTTAGCCAATTCTTTCTTTCTCTTTTAGACAAGTTCTTTATGTCTTCTAGAGTCCATCCGTCATATATGTCTGCCAAAGCAAACCATTCGGAAAACAGTTCGCCGTACTCAGTTATGCTAGAACTGAAACAAGGTGCCTAAATTAATAGGAACCAGTACCTCACCTTCGCAGTCAGGGCATTTAACAGTTACATCAGTAAACTGTGGGCCTGGTGCTCGTCCGTTAATTTCGTCGATGATCTTGCGACGATCAGTCACACTGAGTGCCTGTACTTGGTTAGCGCTAAAGACTGGTGAATCACCAATCTTGATAACGCTTCCTTCAAGAATAATTGTGCTGAGTTCTGCAGCAGTCTTATCCATGTTCTCGATCATCTTCTTCTGTATAACTCCGTTAGGAAGTTTTACGGTGAATTCTTTATTTTTTCCAGTAACAGTAAAGACACGATCATTGATTGGATCAGTGAGTACCTTTGTCTTTATGTCTGTCTGGATATTGATGTTTACTGTCTTGTTCTCGTTGCAGCCTGTGCAGTAAGAGAGGATCTCAACATCTGGACCAAACGTGGCTTTGAGGATTCCCAAGAGGAGTTGATCTCGATCTCCAATGAGGAGTTGATCAAGGATCTGCTCTGTAGCAGGTTCGCTACCGATCTTCACAGTTCCACGTTGCAGAATTGTGACGAGTGCTCTACCAAGAGTTGTTGCTCGTGAGATAGCCTCTTCATCTTTGCCGTTCAATTCCTTTACCTCTGCGGTACTGAAAACCTCCCCAGTGGCTGTGATATAGCCACCAGGAAGGTTGACAGTTACGTCCGAAGGTATAGCAATCTCAGGAGCAACCTCCTGGATTGGTTTTTCATTTAACGCTTTGTTTAACAAATCATTTGCCAATGCGGGATTAACCGCTGCATTAATTGTGTTCGTCATTTTAGTCCTTTGTTAGAATGCTGCTGCTTGTGTGGTTAGGTTTGGTGCCCAGTTAACATCAAAACCTTCATGTACAAGAGTCATCTGCTCTACGAATAGAGCATTGTCTCCAGCATTTAGGTCTGAGTATGCAACTGCTGTAGGCCATGCATTGTAGACGTGGAAACGCATCGCTGTGTGATCTGACGTTGCTTGAGTTGCGTCTTCAGGACCAGCCTTTGGAATTGGGTGTGACAGAACTTGGATCTCTAAATCGCAACGGAAGTTCTTGGTTACGTCACGTGTTGTGCCGCCACCTTGAACAGTTGCAAATAGGTTACGCATCCATTCGTAGTTCTGGTTTGTTCCAAGGATTACACCACGCTGCAATGTGATTGGAGCAAAGGTTGTCTGTCCTGGGATCTGGTGAACGGTGGTGTTGTATCCACCTTCACGGTAAGGGATAGAGTCAGTTGTGACTGCCATACCTGATACTGAAGTAAACCCAAACGTCGCTGTCTTAAGACCTGTCAGCGTTGTGTTTGTGTTGTCTTGTGGGATGAACGTAACTAAAAATCTAAAGTTACGTAATGGATCGGTAACAAGTGTTGACCGATTATTGATAATTGTTGCCATTGTCTATTTCTCCTTCGGATTAGTTCAGCGTCTTTTGGCTGAGGTCGATGACGATGAACTCTGCTGGATACTGGAGAGCCACACCAACTTGGATGTGTACTTCTCCATTAGCGATTGCCTGTGCGCTGTTGTTTTCAGCATCGCACTTGACATAGTAAGCCTGTGTCGCTGTTGCGCCACGAAGACCACCTTGGTTACGGTATTCGTTTAAGAATGAACCGAGGCTGGTACGGATAAGAGCCCATAGACGCTCATCATTGTTTTCAAAGATTGCAAACTCTGTGAGGTTCTTGAGGTTCTTACGGATGTAGATAAGTGAGCGACGCATGTTTACGTACTTGTTTGCAGTTCCATCTTGCTTCAAAGTACGAGCACCCATCACAGAAATTCCAGCGCCAGGGATCTGACGGATTGGATTTACAGGAGATGTGCTTGAATTCATAGAATCAAGTTCAGCAGAAGTGAATGACTTCTCTAAAGCAACAATTCCTTGAAGAGTTGTTGTGATACCTGCTGGAGCCTTGAACACTCCACGGTTTGCATCGGTTGATAGGTAGAGACCTACAACGCCACCTGCTGGGCCCATCTTACGCAATGCACCAGCACCACGACCAAGTGGGTCTGCAATGTATACGTTTGGATAGTAGACAGCAGCATTGCTGGTATCAGTAAGAGAGCCAGCAAATGTGATTGCGTTTGCGACTGTTAGGTCTGGGTCAGTATCTACAACGACAAAGCCATTGTTATCTTCTGACCAAGAAGTTGCTGCATCAAATACTGCAACAGTGCCAGAGGCAAGAGCATTTACGGTTGGAAGGAACATCACCAATGGACGATCTAGTGATGAGAATCGTTCAAATACGGATGAGGATCCACCTTTGTATGCTGTGAAGTCAGTTGATGCAACAGCGGTACCGTTAGAGCCACCTGATAATGGGTATGTTGCTGATACTGGTGTACCACCAGCACTATTAGAGATAGTGATATTTGGTGATACTAAGTTAACAACTGTCTCTGCATAATCACTTGAAGTGCTGTCGTTAAATACAATGTTCTCGTAGCGTTCTAAAAGAATATCGTCATTAATATCTCCTGATACTCCTGACTCTTTGTAAAGAGTTAGGGTGTAGGTACCAGAAACTGAACCAGCCGACACAACAACACGGAGATTGTTTCCGTCTGTTCCTGCGTTCTTAGAAGTGATAGTTGCTACAACTGCTGAACTTGAAGTTACAACATCAACATCAGCAGAAGCGGCATTTGCGGCTAATAGGCGTTGGACATAGAGTTCACGTCCACCATTAGCAAAGAAAGAGCCAACCTGGAAGGTTGCTGGATATGAGGCATTGTATCCACCAAAGTTTTTGGTGAAGTCATACCATGATGTAACAAGTGTTACTGCTTCTGGGCCTTGGGCAAAAGGTGCAACCACAGCGCCAGCAGCATTTGCAGTAACTCCTGCAGGGAGTACTGGTGGTAGAAGGCGTTCCGTAATGTAAACACCTGGGCGGCTATAAGCCATTGTTTTCTCCTAACTAGAGTTGGTAGAGGTTCCTTATGGTGCCGTAATAGTGATCGGATCGATATCAGTAAATTCACCACGACCAAGGGTCTGGTTTTCTCCTGTACCAGTAACGTCAATTTGTAACGCTTTGTACATCTTGTAATAGACTTCTGGCGCAATCTCACTTGAGACACGCACAGTGATAGCGTTTACGAATAAACGCTTACCTTGTTCAGTGACATCTCGCTTTGAGACATCTAGAACGTCGAGACGACGAGTAGTGCCATAAGCAGTATTCGCTCCCGTATCCAGTGTGGCGAACCGCAGTGGAATTCTTGTGTATAGCAACTGCGCCAATAGTTCACGGTCATGGCGTGGCTGTCTTGCATAGGTAGTGATTTGGTAATCAATATTTACTGGAACTGGATAATTTATATCCCAGCCTTGAGTAGTTGAATCAAACTCGTTGTCCCCATCAATGGTGGCTGGATCTTGAATGTAGATTGGCTTTACTCGTCCACGGTGAGAGCGTTCAAATGCCTCAGTGATATCGATCATGTCAATAGTTATGTAAGGATATTTTTGCGCCGTAAGTTCCTGATCAGGTTGTCCAAACCAAACACCGACCTTACGGGTAGCGCCTTCTTCAGTAACGGACTTTTGATCTGTAACAACCATATCCTTTAGAAGATTGCGGAGTGCCTCATCCTCGGCAAGAAGAAAACTCATTTGTGTCCTCCTAGATGGCGCATAGTGCGACGAACTAAGAATGACTCGGCACCTGCAGTGCGATTGCCAAATCGACGAATGGCTGCGGTAGGTTGGGTGCTAGGAGTTCCGTACTCAAGATTGAGCACCTGGCTTCGGTGCGCTTCGTGAGAATGCACGGTAAATGTGCCGTCGTTATGGCGGACTGACAGGTGACGCACTATCTCTGCAGGCCATCCAGATTTGCGGGCCTCAATACGCAGGTGTGCAGACATAAGTCTGGTTGTTTCGATGGTGGCTTTATTTAGCGAAGACTTTACTTGAGAAAGATAACTCACTTCTTTTTCTTCGCCTTCGCCACAGTCTTTGCTGCTCCTGCCATATATGCGACAGTAGAACCCAAAATTAAACCTGCGACGATTGGACGTTTTTCTGTAGGGCGGAATCCGAACACACCCTTGATGAACTCTTCACGTTCATTCTGATTGTTCATCTCAGCAACTTGCTCATACCAAGGCTTCCAAGCCATAATAAACCCCTTTATCGCAACCAGTGGGAACTGTAGTCAGGCACCGCAGCGGTGGTCTGATATTGCAATGATAAAGAACTTAACCGATTTACAAAGGGTCAATTAAAATAACTTTATTTTCCCAGTCTTTATTTATCTGTGTCTTTAATCTGTGGCAATTAGCGCATAGGGTTTGAAGATTACTCTGATCGTTATTAGAGTGATTGCCGTCTATGTGGTCGACGTCTAACTGACAAGGGTGCTCAGGAATGAACCCACAACTTTCACACACCTCAGTCTTAAAGGCTAACCACGGTCTTTCACGTGTACGACGTTCAGTAATTCGGGCTTGTTTACATCTCCACATTTTTTTACCAGTTTTACTGTACCCCATAGCACGTAGAGAAACGGGGCCGCACTCAACACAGACAGCGGTTCGCAGTTCTTCGTTTATCTTTGAAAGTTTATGTACCCAAGTACCCATCTAATTACTATAGCAAAAAGGGCCCTGTTACGGGCCCTTTTAGTTACTTCTTTTTGGCTTTGGCTTCTCGTTTATCTTCAGCCTTCTCGCCCTTCTTACCTTCTTTGGCTTCATGCTTCTTAGACATGGCCTTGATCTTCTTGACGTTTGCTACGTCCATCTTGCGGTCATCTTCTTGAGACTTAGGCTTGCGATGCGCCTTGTCCATCTTTTCAAACTTGGCCTTCTCTTCTTTATCGAGGCCCTTAGTTGTCTTGGCATCCTGCTTCTTGTCTGAGGCTTTTGTGTACTTCATTACATGCCTTTTTTCTTGTTCATAATCATCTTGGCTGCCTTACCCTTTTTTAGGGCTTTGAAATCAGCGCCAGTAATCTTGTCTGTTGGCTTTGCAGCCCCAGCAATCTTCTTCTGCTTTGGTGTTAAGGACTTAGCCATTACTTTGCCTTCTTTGCAGAACGGGCAGCCTTACAGGTATTGCAAGAACACTTGCAGCCCTTCATTGACTTTGCCTTAGTACATTTGCATCCACAACTAGCGCACATCTACTTGCTCTCTTTCTTTTTAGTTGGCTTCTTCTTTGTCTTAGCAAACTTCTTATTTGCTGCAGCCAAAGTCTTCAGTCCTTGCTTATCTTTTGGCTTCATACATCCGCAAGTAGCGCACATTATTTGCTCACCTTCTTCTTAGCCTTTGGCTTTGATTTTGGAACGCCCTTTGCAGGAACGCAGTTTGGAACTTTCTTGCCGTTCTTCATCTTCATGCCTACTTGAGTGTAGCCATCCCAGCAAGGATCAGTCTTCTTTGGCATTAGCAGTCCCACGCCCTTCTTGCTTTATTCAGACGGCTGTTTGGATCTTTAGCCGCTTTAGGAAACTTCTTTGCTTGTCCAGCAGAACGTGCACAGTAAGACTTACGACGAGCAGCAGACTTCTCAGACTTTGCAGCCTGCTCTTTCTTTACTGGTGGCTTTAAATCAGAACCAGGGTGAGCACGTTCGTATGACTTGCGACCCTTCTCATTAAGACCGCCCTTTTCATTCTTACCTTCTTTGCGTGTCCACGCTTCTGTCTTAGCCATTCTTCTTATGCCAATCTTTAGTTGCCTTAACTCCTTGAGCAATGGTCTTAGAGCCAGCCTTCTTTGTCAGGTTAATCTTGTCGTACTTTCCTTTGTTGCCAGCGTGGTCAACAATGACTTCGCCTTTTTTGTTCTTCTTAATGGTGTGCTTTTCTCCAGCAACCTTGATGGTCTTAGCCATTACTTGCCTTCTTTTTTACGCTGTTCTGAAAGAGCGATTGCAACTGCCTGCTTCTTTGACTTTACTACTGGGCCCTTTTTAGATCCGCTATGAAGTTTTCCTTCTGAGTACTCCCTCATGACACGCTCCACCTTGCCCTTGCCCTTTGGTAATGCCTTCTTTGCAGTTGCCATTATTCCTCTTCCTCATCGTAGAGTTCTTCAAGATCTTCAAGATCAAGATCTTCCAATTCTACATCTTCGTCCTCAAAGAGCGAAGGGTCAATCTCCACTTCAAAATCGTCCATTGCAATCCTTTCTTAGAATGGGCTGCTAGGTGTACCACCATCAACACCAGCATTACCCACAGGATATACGGGATTTAAAATCGGTGTGGACGTATTCCCAGTATTTGTTGGAGGCAATACGTAATCAGAAACCACATCAACATAGTCTTGGAATTGAGAGTCGTTGACCAATTCTTCGCTGTTGACCATGTTGCAGTCAATAGTTACTACCGAGTAGTTGTTGCCATAGCGACCACGGGGCAAGACACGGGTAGGGACAAAGACTTCATTTTGAAAAACAATTCGATCTTTGATATGAATATTAGGATCATCCATCAATTTAGGAAGTAGGCGCTGCACATCATCTACTGCAATGACGAGTCGCAACGTGTCTGTAACGTAGTAACCACGTTCGTTCATGACGTTGGTACCACGTAGTTGTTGAGCCATGATGACGGGGACTTCAAATGGGAACTGCCAGCGACGACCTTGACCATCTGTCTGATTAGAGACATCGTAAATGGGATCTAGTACTTCATTGGGATGGTCTGCATAGAACTGGGCATCCCATAACCACCACTGAACAATAGTTCCTACAGGAGCACGTAGTTCATCAACCATACCCTCATTGATAGACCTGTTTTCAAAGTCTATTTTAAATCGGCCCTGTACTTTGTTTCCACGCACATTACACCTCTACGGTGTGATCGGCGTTGGTGCACTCCCAGTCGCAGGTGGTCTCATTTAGTACCGCTTCGTCATGGCACTTCGGAGGAATGAATGCGTCAAGTTCCTCGTTGTAGGACATTCCTATGCCTGCATAACGGACTCTAATGTTGTTGTTGTACGAGGTACGAACGCAGCGCTGTTCACGAAAATTTCCATACCACTCTTCTGGAGTCAAGCCATCAAGAAGTTCATTCTCATCTTTACCTGGAATTACCTCAGTAACAACATTGTTCTCATCAAGGAATGCGTAGTGAGCCATCAGACAGTCACCGTTCCTGTTCCCGCTGTAAACCTATAAACTCTGTATCCGCTACGAGTTGGTTGTGTGTAAGTTAGTCCTGCTCCAATAGTTGTGAGTGCTGGGTAAGTATCTGGATAAGCAAGTATGACAACACCTGAACCTCCGCTATATGCAGCACCGCCAGTTCCATTACCTCCGCCTCCACCACCAAGATTTGCTGTTCCTGCCGTTCCTACGGCTCCAGTACCGTATAAGTTACCGTTTCCGCCGCCGCCAGTACCGCCAGAGGATTGTGAACCACCACTAAACACTGTTCCACCACCACCGCCACCTGCATAAGTTACAGATGAACCAGTTATAGAACTAGCAGTGCCATTTCCACCATTGCCACCAGAAGCACCATCTTGCCCAAAGCGCTTG